CTCGGTGAACTATGGCAAAAACACTATTCAATGGATTTACAACTGTACAAGGCCCCAAGGTACGAAATATTCACGATATAGATCTTGCTAAACAAGACCTAATGAATCATTTTTATACTAAAAAAGGCGAACGTATTATGAATCCGGGATTTGGATCAATGATATGGAGTTTAATGTTTGAACCTTGGGACGATACTGTAGAAGATGCAGTCCAAGAAGATTGTGTTGACATAATAAGTAAAGATCCTAGATGGAAATTAGAAGGTGTAAATACACATTCTAGCCAAAATTCCCTTGGTGTACAATTAAGATTGGTGTACCAACCAACAGATAAAGTAGAAATTATGGCTCTAAATTTTGATAGAGAATTAAACGAGGAAGTATAACTAAATGGCTACTCGACAAGACATATTATTTGCCGCAGAAGATTATCAAGCAAAATATCAATCATTTGCCCAATCAAACTTTCAAGCATATGATTTTGATACATTAAAAGCGGTTATGGTAGATTACATAAGATTAAATTATCCTGAAGATTATAATGATTGGATTCAATCTTCAGAATTTGTAAGTTTAATGGATCTAATTGCATTTGTAGGTCATAACACTGCATTTAGAACAGATTTTGCTACTCGCGAAAATTTTATGGAAACTGCCCAAAGCAGAGATTCTGTATTAAAATTAGCTAGATTTTTGGGCTATAACCCTACACGAAGCAAAAATTCTAAGGGTGTATTAAAAATTAAAACAATCCGAACTACAGAATCATTAATTGATTCTGATGGCACTAATTTATTAAATACAGATATTATATGGAATGATTCAACAAATGCAAACGCATACGAACAATTTATTATGATAATTAATTCGGCGTTTGGAAGCACTACACAATTTGGATCACCTTATAAGTCTATTATATATAATGGTATAAAAACAGAAGTATATAAATTTAATTCACAGACCGGCCAACAAGTTTCATATCCATTTTCTACTAGTATTCAGGGAGAAGCAGTACCATTAGAGATATGTAATGTTAACGTAGATGAATCCTTTGGGTTTACTGAAATAGACCCAAATCCTAGTGCTGGAATGCGATGTTTGTACCTTAATGATGGGAAAGGTAATGCAAGTGCTAATACAGGTTTTTTCTTTCTATTTAAACAAGGTGTATTGGAATTTAAAGATACATTAATTTCCAAACCAATAGAAAATCAAGTTATAGATATTAATATACAAAACATTACACATGATGATGTATGGGTCCAAACAATTGATCAAGATGGATCAATTGTAACTAATTGGACTCCAGTAGAAAATGTTGTTGGATCTAATGTTATTTTTAATGCAATAGATAATAATATTAGAAATATATATCAAATTGTTACATTAAATAATGATGCAATAAGTATTAAATTTGCAGATGGTAGATTTGGCAATGCACCTAAAGGTATTATCAGAATATGGTATAGAGTAGGTAATGGCGACGAATATACTATTAAAACAGATGATATTCAAGATATATCGGTTGTTATTCCATATTTTAGTAAGCATGATCAACAATTATATGATTTAACATTTATATTAGATTTGGAAGAGCCTGTAAAAAATAGCACCGCTACTGAAACCAATACAAGTATACAAACAAAAGCATCACAAATTTATTCAACACAAAATCGAATGGTATCTGCAACAGATTATGCAGTATATCCATTACAGGCATCTACTAATATTACAAAAATAAAAAGCACAAACAGGATACATAGTGGCCATACAAGATATGTAGATATTAATGATCCAACTGGAACATATAAAGATTTAACAATATTTGGTGACGACGGTTATATTTTTCAAGAAGAAACATTTTTAAGAAAAACCTTAGCAACCCCAACTGCATTAAATGCGGCAAGTATTATAGAACAATACATACAACCTTATTTAGAAGAATCGGAAGTACAAAATTTTTATTATCAAAAATATAAAGATGATTTTATATGGTCGGGAGGCACACACACGCCAATTGACAGTTTGTATTATAAAACAACAGACGAAACAACATACAATGCAGATATGTGGACTTGGAAAAAAGTAACAGGTTCGGCTAGGCAATCTACAGGTTATATTAAAAAGGGAGTAATTACATCTGAGGGAGTAGGCACATCTGGCATTGTAGCCATAGGGAAAGATTCTTTGCCCGGCAGCATCGGCAAATTTTTAGTAGAAGGTGCAAATATAGAATTTGCACAAGTAGATGCAAATAACCAATTTGTTGCCGGTTCATCTACTATTTGGGCAAGTATAACAGGTATATATGGTGATGGCCAGGGGGTCACAAATACCTCATTAGTATATACAGGTAAAACCAAAGAAGATTACGGAACGATAGTATTGTCAAGAAACATCCCCGACAATGTTAGAATAAAACGTATAGCTCCGGCATATAATAAAAAATTTAATGCGGCAGAAATTATAGCAATTAAAGATCAATTGGAACTTAGTAATTCGTTTGGTATACGATGGAATCATAGAAATAACCAATACGAAATTGTATTAGGTATAAATTTAGGGGCGTCCCAATCTACAGCATTTAGTTTAGCAGAAAGTACTGCTGGAACACAATTAGACAATAGTTATTTGTTAAGAATAGAATATCAATCAGATCAATGGGTATTTTTAGCACGATGTATAAAATATAATTTTGGTTCTGTTAATAATGTTAGATTTTTTAATCAACGATTATCTAACAAAGTTAGTAAAGTTACTAAAAAATCTACGAAAGATGAGATTAAAATTTTAAACATTAATCTTCAACCAGTAACAACCTCTGGTGGCGGATTAGGCACTTCGTTATTAACTACAAATTATAATTTTGATATTGAAGGATTTTATACATATGATGATGGTTATACAGATCCACGTAGGGTATTATTAAAATTTGCAGATGAGAACAAGGATTATGTTATAGATGATCCGTTTGCATTTGAAAGTGTTGTGGGATCTAACCAAATTTTTCTTGCAGATGATGAAGTAGGCGCATTTGTTTATAAAACTTTAATGACTACCCTACCTCCATTAAATACAGATGGTACAATAAAATTTTGGATATCATCTACTGAGTATTCTCTAGCAGAAAAAGTAGAATATAATGGAGCAGAATACGAATCTAAAATTGCAAGTAATTTAGGTTATATACCAACTGATACAAATGGTTGGCGTTATATTAGAAATTTAATATATCAAACCTTTACTGGTAGATCAGGTATAAGATTTAAATGGAAGCATGCCGCTAGTGAGGAAACTAGAATAGATCCAGCAGTAACAAATATTATAGATACATTTGTATTAACAACAACATACCACACTGAATTTAGAAATTGGCTTAAAAATGATAGGCGTGCAAATTATAAGCCATTAGCACATACAACAGAAGATTTAAAAACAATGTTTATAGACTTAGAAGATGCAAAAACATCATCTGATACAATAATTTATAAGTCTTGTGATTATAAAATGTTATTTGGAACAGAAGCAGAGTATGCACTTCAAGCAAAGTTTAAGGTTGTTAAAAATTCTAGTACAGCATTTACTGATAATGAAATTAAAGCGCAAATTGTAGATTATATAGATGAATATTTTGAGCCTACAAATTGGGATTTTGGCGAAACTTTTTATTTTACAGAACTTGCTGCATATATTCATAGAAACATGATAGGTATAATTTCTTCGCTAGTTATTGTACCTACAAATATAGATTCAAGATTTGGTAATATGTTTCAAGTAACACCTAATGCCCACGAATTATTTATTAGTGCTGCAAAAGTATCTGATATAGATATCGTAGACTCTTACACAGAAACTAATATCAGAATTGCATCTGGTTTAGTTGAAACGCCTACCGCAACAACAAGTATAACAGGTACTGCAACAGGGTCCACTAGTTCAAGTAGTGGCACTAGTGGAGGTACTTATTAATTGGAACTTAAATGGCTGATTATTCTAGTAAAATAACTACAGATCAACAAAATAATACTATACCGGGATCTACAGGTAAAAATGTCAAAAAAAGATCAGCATTGGATTTATTACCTGAATATTTTCAAACAGATACTAATAAGAAATTTTTAAATGCTACTTTAGATCAAATGATCCAAAGTGGTAATCCTAAACAAGAATCTGGTTATATTGGTAAAAAAGATGGCAGTATTCGGGCATCACACAATGATGTTTATTTAGAAAGTAACACCTCGCTTAATAATAGATATCAATTAGATCCGACTGTTGTAAGTCAAAATATATCTACTTTAGATTATGAATCTGCAATTCCATATGATGATATTATTAGTAAACTAAAATATCTCGAAGCCAATACAACAAATTTAGATAAATTATTTTCTGATTATAATTATTCTTGGCGCCCACCAATTGATGTTGACAAGGTTATTAATTGGAATAGTTATGTGTGGTTACCATATGGTGTACCATTAATAGGATTGCACGGAGAAGAAGCAAGTGCAATTAATGGAAAACGCACATACACAACATCTACTCAAGTAATTCATGGTAATAGAACCCTTACTTTAGAAAATGGAATGCGTTTAGCATTTTCGGATGATGATAAAACATATATAGTAACTGGTGTAGGTAAAAAAATTACATTAGTTGAAGAACAAACATTAACTGCAACTACAGAACATTCATTGGGTATTGCTACACCTACTGCTGGTGAAGGAACAGTTACTATAACATCGTCGGGAGTTGTTGATGATACACTACCTCATCAACCAACTATAACAAATCCGGGAAGTGATTATGTTTACCCACCATTTTTTAATGTATATGATCAATCAGGTGGGCCAACAATACATGCAATATTACAAGGAACTATTACAACGACTGGTTTAGTAGACTCAGTTAGTGTAACAGTTGCTGGCACAGACTATGCAACTTCTGGTGTTGAGCTACTTATAATGGGCGGACAAAAAGCTAGACCCCCGATGATTAATGCAAATTTAGATATGCATTATAAACACGAATATCTTTGTATGGAACGATGTGCAAGAGACAATAATGCTTGGTCTAGAATTAATAATTGGTATCATATAGATATGGTTAAAGCTGTTAATATAATGTTGGGACGTACTCCTTCATTTAAAATAGACGGTCTAATAACAGATGAAGATTATGCACAACGTCCTATTATAGAATGGGAGCAAGATTTACGTCTTTATAATTATGGTACACATTATAGAGAACCTGTTAATATTATTATTACAGAAGCAATGAATCCTGAGAATATAGCAAATGGTTGGGGATCGCAAGCAGTTTATGATGGATATACTATACTACATGGTGATCGAGTTTTATTTACTAATTCAACAAATGCAGACTATCAAAATAACATATATATTGGAAGTACTTTGCAAACAGGCCAGGATGGTTTAATATTAGAAACAGATGGTAGAGGAGCAGGAGCACCAACACACGGAGATGTAATAACTTGTTTAAATGGTAGTACATTACAAGGAAAAGATTATCGATTTAACGGAAAAACACAAGCATGGGAACGATGCCAAGACAAAATTAAAGCAAATGTGCCACTTAAATTTGAATTGTACGACTCAACATTTGCTCCGTTATCAGAATATAACGAAACAGATTTTGTAGGTAATACAGTTTTTGAATATTTAGAAGACAAAACATCAGCCACTCGAACAGAGGATAAATCCTTAGGTTTTCCTTTAACATATGCAACTACAAATTATTTGTCATCCACAAATACATCAAATTTACTGTTTAATAATTCGTTGCAAGAAACAATTTATCAACATAATAGATCTACTGTTCCGGCAGATATTTTGGGTTTTTATTACTTACAAAAGTGGGATAAAGATACAGATATATATAATTATGATAATGGTTGGAAAATAAGTTATAAACAAATTAGAACACCAATAACAATTACCCAAGATGTTACAAATGCATTAGATGATTTTGTTGTAGATTTAAGTACAACTAATTTTGAACCAGACCGTGATTATTGGGTGCAAGCAACCGCAACTGGTTTTGAATTTTATTTAAAATCTGCATATGGTTTTGAAAAACTCACAGGTATTAATCCTACTCTTTATCTTGCAAGAAATAAGACATATACGTTTGAAGTAACAAATGGAACAACCGCTGCATCATTCCAAATACAAGATGCAAGTGCGGCGGCATACAATACAGGTGTAACAAACAATGGTGCAACTATAACATTTGCTATTGGCGAAACCGAACCAAATGATATATTATATTACTCTTCTCCTAGTGGAACGGGTAAAATCATTTTACTAGATGAATTGTTGGAACCCGGATGGCCAGAAGTATTTCATAATGGGGTTCAATTAAAAAGAAATATTCATTATATTTTTAATGGCATAAAAGTTGTAATACCGTATGAAAGTGTTGGTACAGATGAAACAATATCAGATGGGGGTGTTCCTATATTTTCTCCATCAAACCAAACACAAAGTACTGAAAATTTATTAACAGTCGGTGATGTAGTAGATGTAAAATTTTATACAACTGATACAAGTGCTACGGATGAATGGGCATATGATGTACCGAATCAACTTAAAAATAATCCAAGTAATGATGTGTTGGGTAATGTACAATATGCAGAAATGTTTAATCATTTTGTAGATATAATACACAAACAACCAGGACTAACGGGCTATGCATTTGGAGATAATAATTATAGAAGTTTAGATAGAGCAAAAGGCTTTGGCGGATTAATTAATCAACAAATATCTCCTTTACTTAAATTAGGTTTAATTTCGGGTAATGAAAATTATGATTTATTATTAGCATCGGATTATACAGCAGATAATTACAATGTATTTAAAAAGAAGTTTGTACAAAAAATTGAACAATTATACGCTTCGATGGTGTCGGGCACAAAAATAAGTGCATTAGTTGATCAAGCATTATATGATCTTAATTTAGGTAAAAGCAGTTCTTTTCCATTTGCTAATAGTGATATGGTATATTACTTTAATATGGTCGAGAAAACATATACTATTACTTCATCTACTAGTGTATTTGCATTACCTAAAACAATTACAAGA